GCCAACATCTTCCGCGTCGGCGGCGAGGACATGCTGGCCGACTACCGCAGCAACATCGGCGGCTGACGCCCCCTCTGTAAGCCCGCACTCCCCAGCGCTTCATGGCCCGCCTCCCCGGCGGGCTTTTTTTCGCCTCTTCTAAAGAGCCTTAAAAGCGCTTTATTTGCGGCTTGTCCAGAATTGTGCCTATCCCAACCCACGGAGGCACACATGGAACTCACCCTCAAGCACCCCTTCACCAACGCCGCCGGCCAGCGCATCGAGAAGCTCACCGTCCGCCGCGCAAAGCGCGCCGACATGAAGGCCGCCACCAAGTACAGCAAGGACGAAGGGGAGCAGGAAGACTTCCTGTTTGCCCAGATCACCGGCCTGACGCTGGAAGACATTGACCAGCTCGACCTTGCCGATTCGAAGGCGCTGACCGACACCTTTCGCAGCATGGTGGACAACTGACGAAGCGCTGCGGCCGCTGGACGAAGTGCTGCTCACGGTCTTGCGCATTCAGCCGTCCGAGATCGACGGCCTCGACATGGAGGACTACTGGTTCTGGATCGGGGTCGCCGAGCGCGAGGTCAAGCGCCGGAACGAGATGATGCAGTCGCTTTACGGCCGATGAACACCGCCACGGCCACCAGCAATCCGCCGATGAAGGAAGCGCCGGCCGCCAGGGGCGCGCCGGCCATCGCCGCCAGGGCGAGCGCGAAGGGGAAGAGGAAAAGCGCCGCCCAGAACGGCAAGTGCGCGAAGCACACCCAGGCAAGCCACGCGGCGCCGATGCCGATGGCCAGCCAGTAGAGCGTCTTGGCGGTGGTGAGGGCGGTTTTTTCAAACATGTTTCTAGGATAGCAAAAGGCAAAACGGCATGGCCAATGAACTGCTCGTAGGGGTCAAGATCGGCGCGGTGCTGTCGGGCACCTTCCAGGCCGCCTTCGCCTCGGCGCGCGGCACCTCGTTGAAGCTCGGCCAGGCGGCTGACGAATTGCGCGTCAAGCACGCCCGGCTGGGCGAGGTCATGGCGCGCGCCATGTCGCACCCCACCCGCAACGTGGGCGAGCTGCGCCGCCAGTATGAGCGGCTCGGCCAGACCATCGATCAGCTGCGCGCCAAGCAGGAGAAGCTGGCGGCCAGCATGGCGCGGGGTGAGGCGCTCAAGGCGGCCCGCGCCGATCTGCGCGGCCAGGCAATGGAAACGGTCGGCACTGGGCTCGCCCTGGGCGCCCCGGTGGTGCAGTCGGTACGCTTGGCGGCATCCTTTCAGGACCAGGTCAAAGACACCGCCATCACCGGCGAATTCAGTCCGGCCGAGGAAGCACGTCTTGCAACCACCATCCGCGAGTCGGCGCTGAAGTGGAATCAAACCCAGGCAGAGATCGCACGGGGCACCAGCGTACTTGTGGCAGGCGGCATCCAGAATGCCAAAGCGCTGGAAGCCTACGCCCCGGTCATGGCCAAGGCCGCCACGGCAACCCGCGCCAGCATGGACGATTTGGGCAGCGTGGTCATCGCCCTGCGAGACAACCTCCAGATCGGCGAGGATGGTTTCGAGGGCGCGCTCAACATGTTGGCCTATGCCGGCAAGCGCGGCCAGTTTGAAATCCGCGACATGGCCAAGTGGCTGCCGACTCTGACGCCGAGTTTTGCGGCTATGGGCGTGACCGGCAAGGAAGCTGTCGCCGAGATCGGTGCCGCCCTGCAGATCGCCCGCAAGGGCGCCGGCTCGAACGACGAGGCGGCCAACAACTTCCGCAACTTCCTGCAGAAGCTGTTCTCCCAGGACACCAAGAAGGACTTCGAGAAGGCCGGCATCGACATCGAGAAGCGCCTCAAGAACCTCCGGGAAAAGGGCCTGACGCCTGTCCAAGGCATGCTTGAGGTCATCACCCAGTACATGGGCAAGAAGAGTCCCGAGGCCGCCAGTCAATTCCAGAAGGCGATGGGCCTCAAGGATGACAAAGAGCGCGAGCTGGCCCTTCAGCGTCTGTCCGAAGCCTACAAACTCGGCGAGCTGTTCCAGGACATGCAGGCGATGAACTTCATCCGCCCGGCGATCGCCAACCAGGGCGAGATGAAGGACATCCAGCAAGGCAGCATGGGTGCGGCCGACAAGGGCCTGCTGGACGCCGATTTCAAGAGGCGCATGGCAGGCGCCACCGAGCAGTTCAAGGCGTTCAAGATCAGCGTGATGGACATCGGCATCACCATCGGCGACGCGCTGCTGCCGCCACTGACCGAGCTGTTGCAGGAGCTGAAGCCGGGCATCAAAGCCTTCGGCGACTGGGCCAAGGAACACCCCGGCCTGATCAAGGGCGTGATCGGCCTGGTCGGCGGCCTGCTCGCCGGCAAGATGGCCTTCATCGGCATCAAGTACGGCATCAACCTGGTGCTCTCGCCGTTCAACGCCCTGCGCACGTCCATCACGGCACTGTCGGGCAAATGGACGTATCTCCAAGGCATGTGGCAGGCCGGCCGCTTCGCTCCCGCGATCGCCGGCTTGCGCTCCATCGGTGGCGGCATCCTGGCGGTCGGTCGCTTCCTGGTGCCGTTCGGTCAGGGTCTTCTGATGACCTTCGGCGCCCCGCTGATGCTTGTCGGCCGAGGCGCCTTGTTCCTCGGTCGGCTGCTGGTCGGCAACCTGGTGCCCGGTTTGCGGCTCGCTGGGCACGCCGTGCTGTGGCTCGGCCGGGCCATGCTGTTGAATCCCATCGGCCTGGCGGTCACCGCGATCGGCGTGGCCGCCTACCTGGTGTGGAAGAACTGGGACAAGGTGAAGGGCGCAGTGATGGCCGGATGGAACTGGCTGAAGGGCGTGAAGAACCAGTTCTTTGCGGCCGGAGCCGACCTGATCAACGGGCTGGTGAATGGCGTCACGTCCAAGCTCACCGCCGCCCGCGACAGCATCGTCTCCTTCGGCTCCAGCATCAAGGGCTGGTTCGCCGACACCCTGGGCATCAAGTCGCCATCCCGCGTCTTCATGGGATTCGGCGACAACATCGCCCAGGGGGCGGCGATCGGCATCGGCCGCTCGGCCGGGCTGGCCAGCAAGGCAGCCGCCGGCATGGCCTCCGACACGGCAGCCGCCGCAGCGGCACAGCGCATCAACGCGGGCCGGGCCGGCGCGGGCGCTGCGGGCGCGGCCTCAAGTGGCGCCGGGGGAATGACCATCCACTTCAGCCCGACGATCCAGGTCCAGGGCGGTGCGGCCGAGGCGGTCAAGGGCCAGATCACCGAGGCGCTCAACCTCTCGCTGCATGAGCTGGAGCAACTGATCAAGCGTGTATCGGCGCAACAAGCACGGAGGGCCTACTGATGTTTGCGCTCCTGGGCGACGTCCAGTTCGACCTGATCACCTACTTTGACGGCTTCGAGTCGCAGTTCGGCGCCGACTATGCCGAGCACCCGCTGATCGAGGGCAAGCCGCGCCTGCAGTTCGTCGGCGACAAGCTCGACGAAATCCGCATCCAGATCGCCTTCCATCTGCACTACTGCGACCCCGAGGTCGAGCTGGCCAAGCTGAAAAAGGCACTCGCCGCCCACGATGCTATGGCCCTGGTGCTCGGCAACGGCGACTACAAGGGCTGGTTCGTGCTGACCGACGTGCAGGCGACCAGCAAGCACACCGACAAGGCCGGCACGCTGATCGCGCTGGAGGCCAGCATCACCCTGCGCGAGTTCGTTGGCGACAAGAAGAACCCGCTGCCGCCGCCCGCCGTCCAGCCCAAGCTGCCGCCGGCTGCGGCCAAGGCGCTGCCGGCGAGCCAGACCGCTGGCGTCGCCACGCTGGCCAGCGGCGCAGCCGCCGTGCGCGACAACATCCGCCAGGCCGTGACCTACGCCAACCAGGCGCAGTCGGCCCTGCGGGTGGCGGTGGATGCTGCCCGCCTGGCGCAGAATCTGCGCGACAACCCGCTGGCGGCGCTGGGCCGGGTGCCCAGCCTCCTAACCGGCATGAAACAGGTGGCCGGCCCGCTGGAGAATCTGTCGCCGACCCTGGCCAGCCTGACCAGCCAGTTGCCCGAGGCGTCCAGCATCCTGCGCGCCAGCAATAACGCCCTGGGCGCGGTGCGTAACGCCCAGGGCGCCCTGTCGGCCGTCAGCGCCGGCACCGTGACCGGCCGCATCGACTACCTGGCTGGCCAGCTCTCGACCGCGACCGGCGCTCTGGAGTCGGCCGCGCCGAGCATCAGCAAGCTGGCCGGCAAGGTCGTGACGAGGACGATCTGATGTTCCTGACCCACATCACCACCGAAGGCGAGCGCTGGGACCAGCTCGCCACCCGCTACTACGGCGACCCGCTGCAGTACGAGCGCATCGTCGCCGCCAACCCGCACGTGCCGCTGGTCACCACCTTGCCCGGCGGCCTGACGCTGTCGGTGCCGGTGATCGAGCAACAAGACCTGTCCGAGGAGCTGCCGCCGTGGCTGCGCTGACCGACCTGCTGCCGACCGCCGTGGCCAAGGTGCCGCACCCGGTGTTCGTGCTCTCCTACGAGCAGAAGAACATCACCAGCGACATCACGCCCTACGTGCGCTCGGTCACCTACACCGACTACCTGTCCGGGCAGTCCGACGAACTGGAGGTCGAGCTGGAGGATGCGGACGGACGCTGGGTGCGTCACTGGTATCCCGGCAAGGGCGACACGCTGTCGCTCAAGATCGGCTACGAGGCGGCGCCGCTGCTGCCCTGCGGGGCGTTCGAGATCGACGAGATCGAGTTCGCCCAGCCGCCCGCGACCGTGTCGATCCGTGGCCTGGCCACCGGCATCAAAAAGTCGGTGCGCACCCGCGTTGGCCGCGCCTACGAGAACACCACGCTGGCGGCGATCGCCCAGCGCATCGCCAAGCGCAACAAGCTGACCCTGACCGGCAAAATCCGCGACATCCGTATCGACCGGGTGACGCAGTACCAGGAGCGCGACGTCGAGTTCCTCACGCGCCTGGCGCGCGAGTACGGCTATGCCTTCAAAATCGTTGGCAGCAAGCTGGTCTTCACCGAACTGGCCGACTTGCGCGATGGCGGCACGGTGGCGACCCTCAAGGCGACCGACCTGATCGCCATCCGCCTGCGCGACAAGATCAAGGACATCTACCAGGAAGCCAAGGTCAAGTACCACGACCCGAAGACCAAGAAGCTGGTGGTCTATGGCGTGAAGGGCGACCAGGTGACCGAGGTCGGCCAGACAACCTCCAGCACGAAGAAGCAATCCGGCCAATCGGCCAGCGGCGACACGCTGAAGCTCTCGACCCGTTCCGGCTCGAAGGCGGCCGCCCAGGCCAAGGCGCAGGCGGCGCTGGACGATGCCAACCTGCAGCAGACCGCCGGCAGCCTGACCGTGCCGGGCAACCCCAAGCTGGTCGCCGGCACTACCTTCAACCTGGCCGACTGCGGCAGGCTCTCCGGCAAGTACTTGGTGGAGTCGGCCCGCCACCGCCTCGATCGCGGCGGCGGCTACGTCACCGAGCTGGAAGTGAAGCGCGTCGCCCTGCCGGTCACCTCGGGCACCGGCAGCACGTCGGCCAAGAAGAAGTCCGGCAAGACCCTCAACGTGTACGGCGTCCAGAGTAGCGGCCAAGTGGGCGTGGTCGGCACTTCCCAAGCGAGCACGAAGAAATGAGCGAGACCCTGCAAGAGTTCGGCGCCAGCTTCAAGTTCGGCACGGTCTCGGCCGTCGATGCCAAGACCTGCCGCGTGCGGGTGCGCCTGCCCGACTACGACAACCTGCGCACCGCCTGGTTGCCGGTGTTGCAGGCCAAGACCCTGCGCGATAAGCACTACCACCTGCCCGACCTCGGCGAGCATGTTGTAGTGCTCCTGGACGGGCGCGGCGAGGACGGCGTGGTGCTGGGCGCCGTATATTCCAGCGCCGAGGCCCCGCCGGTGGCCAGCGGCGACAAACGCCATGTGCGCTTCGAC